AGAGACTGCGGCGTATGGCGGCAGTGAGCTTGCGGCTGCAGGTGCGCGTGAGTTTATGCCTAACTCTACGGCGGCGGAGCTATTGGCGAGCGTGGCGGGCGGCACGCTTACTGACATAGGCAGCACGGGGATGACTCGTCGCATGGCTGATGACATAGAACCGCCTGACCTGCCGGATAGTGAATCCTCTCGTATGCTGGATGACATTGAGCAAGCGACGGCGCCTGCTGCAATCAAGCTGTCTCGAGGCGAGAACGCGATTATCAACGAAAAGGTTGGCACCAGTCGGAAGAATCGACAGGCTGCCAAGGCAGAAGCGCAGCGGATCAAGAGTAACTACTCACCTGCAGACGGCTGGGCACCGATACAGGTGTCGAACATCAAAAAAGACAAGCAGGGTAATCCCAACAAAGTAGAGTTTAAGAAAATACCGTATGGCTTCCAGAGACCGCCAGAAGGCGTGGATGTAGAGGTTTGGAAGCGCAAGCTTACAGACGGGATTGTAGGCGAGGTTGATGACGTAGTGCGCCGTGCCCAGCAGGGCGATCAGGCGGCTCTGGATATACTGGCTCAGGCCAACTGGTATCGAGGCATGCGTGACCAGCTGCGGTCGGAGTTTGGCGGCATTGGTGACGTGTTTGCTGACATACTGGGCACAACAAGTGCCCAGACCAACGTCGAGCAGAACTTCAAAAACGCGGTAGAGATACTGCGTCGATATAGCCGTGGTGACTATGACAATGAGCTTGCTGCATATCAGCGCCGCATTGACCAAGGGCTTCCTGTAGACGGCAAGACACTAACCCGGCTGCACAAGGAAGGGGAGTTTCCGCTAATCACTAAGGCAGGCGGTGAGCTGTTCAACACCAACAGCCCGTCCTCAATGGGCGCGTTGCTGGACATGTTCCGTTCGGTTAAGACAGGCAGCTCTCCCAAGACGCCAAACTTCACGGGCAACTTGATAGGTCTGACTAACGAGGCCACAGTGGATGTCTGGGCAGCGCGTATGCTGCGTAGGATGGCAGAGCAGCCACGCATACCTCCGGCTGCAGAGCAGGGCGTAAGTGGTTCCCACTTGGTAGGTTCTAGTCTGTATGAGCCGCGTGTTGGCGGTGAGTTCGGGTTTGGGCAGGATGTTTTCCGAGATGCAGCAAGACGCATAAACGAGTCCGGCAGCATACGCTCCGTGTCTCCTGAGCTGGGGGACCTCGGTCCTGACGACCTGCAGGCGGTGGCGTGGTTCATTGAGAAGGAAAGGTGGACCAACAACGGCTGGACCACTAAGGCGGGCGAGGGCGGCTCTCTGGAGTATGAGATGTCTCTTGCCGGGGCGCCGGATCAAGCTAGGGTTGACGAGCTTCGACGGTCTATCAACCAAGGGTTCAAGACGCCTGCCAGACGCAAGACAGAGACTGATGCGGAGTACGAGGGCCGTGTGGCAGTAGCACGCCGTACCTTTGACGATAACCGCGACCAGATGCAGGCAGAGCTTTCCATCATGGAGGCACCGCTGCAGCGATATCAGCTAGGCGTAGCGGGCGAGAGACCAAACCAGCCCATGAGCGGATACGCTCAGGCAGAGCTGGCATCAGAGTTCGATGACGTAGCCAGAAACGACGAGAGCGTGCTGACTTATAATCTTGCAAACACTTACGGGTCCTTCATGGGTGACACCGAAAGGGCGTTGAACGCTGAGTTTGTGGTGCAACAGAACTTTAACCCGGAAGCCCTGCGTAGGCGCCTTGTTGAGCAAGGCAAAGCATATGACCAAGACGCGGTGTTCATGTCCCGGGTGGTATCTGCCGATACACCAAACGCACGGCCCGGTGTTGAGATTTACTTCAAGGAATCCATCACTCCTGCCCAGATGGCCAAGGTGACCGAAAGGCTTAGAGAGAAAGGGGTCGATGGGTTCACTTATGTAACGGACATGCGGTTCGATGACCGCATAAACCGTCAGACCAGATCAGGCGATCCAGAGACAGCGGCACTGACAGGACTGCGATTCCAGTACGTGCCAGAGTTCGACGAAGCCTTTGATCCCGCGAGGTCTAGCGAAATATACGCGGAGCAAGAACGCTTGTTCAATGACGTTGTAGCTGATACCATTGCCGATGGTAATGTGTCTGACGCACGCATGACCTATTACGATACAGAAGTTTATTTCAGAGACGATTACGATGAGTACCTTAGAAACGCGGCTCCAGATGGAAATCGAGAAGCGCGGAGAGAACTCGCCACTGGCGCAGATGATCCGCAATCAAATCGCAGCGGAGAAGGGAGGCCAGAGCCTCCAGAACCTGTACGTGACAGGAGCGGTCAAGCGGCCACAAACAAAAGAGGCAAAGTAACATTTGCAGCTTTTGGAGGCTCTTTAGGTGATGCACGCCAAAAACTGGGCATCACACCAGAAAAAATAGAAGAGTTTAAAGCTGCCAACAAAGGCATCAAACAAACTCGTATCCCTGAAGTTCAAGATGCTGCAAAAAAACTTAAAGCGGGTGAAATAACTACCCAAGAATATCTTCAGACTGTTGAAAAATTCCAGCCCATTAAACCTTTGGGCGCAGTCCAAAAAAGACCCACCAACGAAGACATAGCCATGTCGTTGACTAAGAACGAGGATGACTCTGCGGGTATCGTAGGCGTCAACCTAGACGTTCCAGACGGCACTATGATCTCTTCTCGACTAGACATTCCTGCTTATGAAACAAACGACACATGGGTTGTGACCTTACACGATGGCAGTGTTAAGAATGGTTTAGCTGTGGGATACGGACAAACCGCAGTTTTAAATGGGGTAGAGTTTGTATCTAATCCGAAAGCTGCTTTGAATATGGCAGCAGGAGGACCAAAAGGAACAATTGCTAGGATTAACGGTAGTTGGGAAAATCATGACTCTGCAGCCATTGAAAAACTAGCTCAGGATATTTTGGACGGGACAGCGCCTGATGCAGATCAGTGGACCGAAGTAGGTATGAATCCTTTCCGTCACAGCTATTTTTACCGTAAGTCAGATGGAATGCCTGTAGCCAATGCAGAGCAGGTAATTCAAATAGGTCCGCTTGTTTTAGCCAAGAAGGTCGAAACAAGACCAGTAGAAAGTCCTGAACATGAAATTAAAACACCTCAGGGCACTCGATACTTTAAAGGCGGCGGCGACGTAGACCGCAAAGACGACAACAGAACATATATCTAGGACAAGACCATGCCAATAGATAAAGTAGTGAACCTTGCTCCAAATACGACGGTCTCTGTCGTAGATGACATGGAAGATATGCCAGAAATTGAAGTGGTGCTTCCTGACGACGGTGAGTTTGAGATAGAGCTGGTCCAAGAAAAGGACCCCGAGTTCTATGACAATCTTGCCGAAGACATGGACGATGGCGACTTAGCTCGGATTTCATTGGATTTATTGGCGTTTTTCGAGGCAGACAAGAGTTCTCGAGGGGATTGGGAGCAGATGTACGCTAAGGGCCTTGACCTGTTGGGCCTGAAGTTTGAAGAGCGCACGAAGCCATTTCGTGGCGCGACTGGTGCTGTCCACCCAATGCTTACCGAATCTATCGTCCAGTTCCAAGCGCAGGCGTTTAAGGAGCTGATGCCGGCGGGTGGTCCTGTCAGAACCCAGACAATGGGCAAGGAGACGCTGGATAAGGTCCAGCAGGCGTCTCGTGTTCAGGATTTCATGAACTATCAGATCACGACGGTGATGAAAGAGTACACACCGGAGTTCGATCAGCTGCTGTTTTACACAGGATACGGTGGTTCTGCCTTTAAAAAGGTCTATTACGACTACCCACTAGGCCGCATGGTCAGCCGAGTGGTGCTTCCTGACGACCTTTACATACCCTACAACGGCTCCAGTGTCATGTCAGAGTGTCGTCGTATCACTCACCGCATCACAATGGACACAAATGAGTTCAAAAAGCGCGTTGTGGCGGGTGAATATCGCGATATTGAGCTTGATGCAGATGGTGCAAGCCAAAATGTTGACGAAATTGGCGCTGCTGTAAACCGTTTGGTGGGCGTTGAGGCCACCGGAGAGCCTGAAGAGCTGTTTTTGTTGGAGTTTCAGGTCGATTTAGACATTCCGGGCTATGAAGACGTGGACGAAAAGGGCAATCCGACCGGAATTAGGCTGCCTTACGTCGTTACATTGGACGAAAACACCGGCCAAGTGCTGAAAATCTGCAGAAACTGGAACGAAGGCGACGAATACAAGTGCCGAAAAGAGTATTTTGTGCATTATGTGCTGGTAGAAGGCCCCGGAGCCTACGGTTTAGGCTTTGTACACCTGATTGGTGGCCTTTCTAAGACCGCTACAGCCGCTCTCAGGCAACTTTTGGACGCAGGTACGCTATCTAACCTGCCTGCTGGCTTTAAAGCTAAGGGAGCGCGTATAGCGGACGATAACAACCCGATTCAGCCGGGTGAGTGGCGCGATATTGACGCTGGCGGGGCAGAATTGAGCAGTTCTCTATTGCCAATGCCTTACAAAGAGCCAAGCCAGACCCTTTTCTCGCTCTTAGGCTTCACTGTAGACGCCGGTAAGCGTCTTGCAAGCACCGCAGACATGCAGGTAGGGGATGGCAACCAACAGGCCGCTGTGGGCACCACAGTAGCCCTGCTGGAGCGTGGCTCGATGGTGATGTCAGCTATCCATAAGCGGCTGTATTACGCACAGACCCAAGAGTTCGAGATGTTGTTCAAGGGATTTGGCGAGTATCTGCCGGATGAGTATCCGTATGACGTGCCGGGAGCCTGTCGTTCAGTCAAGCGTTGCGACTTCGACAACATGGTCGCTGTGTTGCCCGTAGCGGACCCGAATATCTTCTCTGCTGCTCAGCGTATTACCTTGGCACAAACGCAGCTCCAGCTGGCTCAGAGCGCCCCACAGATGCACAACATGTACGAGGCGTACTACCGTGTGTATCAGGCAATGAACGTGCGGGACATCGACGGCATCCTGAAGGTTCAGACCAATCAGATGCCAAAAGACCCTGCCAGCGAGAACATCGATGCAGTAGACGGCAAGCAGCTGCAGGCTTTTGCTGGTCAGCAGCATGACTCTCACATTGCATCACACCTGATCATGGGCATGTCGCCTTTAGTTCAGGCCAATCCCCTAGCAGCTACCGAGCTGCAGAAGCATATTCTGGACCACATCAAGTTAAAGGCTGAAGAGGATGCAGAAGCTGAACTGTTTACGCAGTACGGCAACGATCCCGACAAAATGGTCTCTGACATGCAGCGTGAGGCCACCGTAGCTCTCAAGGTTTCTCAGTACATGATGGAAATGAAAGAGATGCAATCTCAGTTAGCCGGCGGTGGCGAAGAAGGTGGCCAAGACCCCGTGGTAGCACTGAAGGCTCAGGAACTCGAGCAGCGTGCTGCTAAGGATCAGGCAGATATCGCGTTGAAGGAGCAGAGCTTGCAGAACGAACAGATGCGTATTCAAGAGAACGCTCAAGCCAATGACGCACGCATTGCCTCTCAGGAAAAGATCGCGTCTGAAAGGTCAGCGGTAGCCAGAGAACGTATCTACGCCCCTAAAGGAGGCTAAAATGCCACTTAAAAGTGGAAAAAGTAATAAAACAATAGGTAAAAATGTAAAAGAACTGGTTAAAACCTATGAGAAAAAAGGTAAGATAGGCACCAGTAGACCTGCCAGTAAGAAAGCCGCGCAAAAACAGGCGGTGGCTATTGCTCTGAACAAAGCAGGTAAGTCGCGCAAAATGGCTAAGGGTGGCCCCGTTAAGGCCGCATCAAAGCCAAAACCTCGAGTTGTCAGGAAACGCGACGGCAACAGGAAAGTAAAGATTTACTAAGCCTTCCAGACGGTGGCATTAAACCGTCTGCTTACATGGGAAAACGACCATGCTGGAGTTCGCCGAGCGCGTTCTAAAAGAAATTAGAAAGCTAGAATCGGACACAGAAGCACTTGTGTTGAACGGAAACGTCTCCAACATGGAGCGTTATCGTTTCCTTATGGGTCGTCTGGAAGGTATTCGCCTCATTGATGAGGTTATTCGTAACGAAGTTAAGAAATACTCAGACGACTAAAAGGAGACTATATGCAATCTGAGCCTAACTTAACGGCATTGGAAGAGAAATGGCAGACCGAAAAGAAAGATGCCAAGCCCTCTCTGAACGATGCTTACACCGAAGATGGAAAGGTAAAGGACGAGGGCATTGAGCAAAGCGTTCTTGATCTGATCCCCCAGCCGACGGGCTGGCGTCTTGCCTTACTTCCATACCGAGGTGCTGCAACCACCAAGGGCGGCATTATGCTGGCCAAGGAAACGCAGGAAAGAACACAACTGGCTACCAATGTAGGGTATGTGTTGAAGGCAGGGCCTTTGGCATACGCGGATGCGTCTAAGTTCCCAGACGGCCCGTGGTGCAAGGAAGGTGACTGGGTGATCTTTGGCCGATATGCCGGATCACGCATTCAGATTGACGGAGGCGAAATCCGGCTCCTCAATGATGACGAAATTTTAGGGATAGTGACTGATCCCGAAAACATTTTGCACATGTAAGGAGAGATTGATGGCAGAGCCAAAAAACGAAGAACTT